TGATGGAGCACTTCGCGGCGGCCATTAGTTCGTCGACCAGCAACTGAAATCCTTGGTGATGCGGAACGCCCGCACCACGTCTTCATAGACGTCTGCACTGCTGAGCGGCACATTCTTGGTGGCCCAGGCCGCCATGGCCGCTTCGAGCGCGGTTTCGATGGCCGCGGCTTCGCTGATCTGGCGGCTGTAGATATCGATCTGCACGCGCGTGTTCTGCAGGTTGCTCGCGCCCTGCAGGTTGACGTTGGGCGTGCTGCTGATGCGCGTGAAGACAATGAACGGGTAGACCGGAGGCTCGGTGCTGTTGACGCCGTACCATGCGCCCCCAGCCGCGAGCGGGTTGAGCACCGCGCGCAGGTCTTCGATGAGGGTGGTCATGTGTGGAGGCGCCACACCCAGGTCACCAGCGGCCACCGCATCGTCCAGGGCTACGCCACCGCTGAGTCCATCGCCGATGACGATGGTCAGCGACGCAGATCCGTACAGCACGCCGCCCACGTAGCCGGCCCATGCGCCCACGTAGGAGCCGGGTGCGCCATCGGCCTCGACCACGCCCAGCTCGTCGACGAAGAAGAACGTCAGCCCCGGCGGCGCCGTGGTGATGCGACACATGATCTCCGCGTCGGCGTCGGCCGGCAGACTCAGCCCGCTGTACGGGATAGCCGGGCCGCTGAGCCCGCTGCTCGGGATCAGGCTGCCGAGAGCGCCCAGGCCGGCGCCTCCGTAGTGCGTGCCGCTCAGCCCGGTGGGACCTGATCCGTATGCGGTGCTCATGTCGTCAGGCGATAGTCGCCGGCCTAGCGAAGCGCTGCGTTCCGTCTACGTTGAAGCCCACCACCATGACCAGTGTGCCGGGCACCAGCGCCGCGTGGCTCAGCACGAGATCGCCGGTCGTGGCGTGCGTGGTCTGGGAGGTGAAAGCGGCCAGAAGCGCGCAGTCTGAGATACGGATCACCACCACGTTTTCGACGAGCTGCGACGTGAGTAGGATGCCCGCCCAGTTGCGCAGCTCGGGAACGGTGGCCACACCTACCGACGCTCCCATGCCGCCAGCGGCAAGCACATCGTCGAGCGTCACCCCACCGGACAGCGCCGACGGCGGATTCACGCCCAGGTCGCCGGCCGCCACAGCGTCGTCCAGCGTGACGCCACCCGCAAGGTCTGACGTGGCCGCCGCCACCGTGAACGCCGCACTCACCACAGGCGCAGCGCCACGGTTCCCGGCTGCGTCCTGAGCCACATACTGCGCGTAGTAGGTGCCCGCAGCCAGCACCCCGAAATCGATGCTCTGCGATCCGGCGGCTGCCATCGCCTGCGAGGCCCACCCGGTCATCGCTGTCGGATATGCAGGGATCGCCTCCGGCGTGCTCGTCGCCGTGATCTTGGTGTAGAGCGTTCCCGCCTCGTCGGCGCTCACGGTGCCGCTGCCCGTGAGCGTGCCGCCGCTGGCCGTGGGGTTGGTCAGCGTGGGGGCGGTGATATCTCCAGCCGGGAGCGCGGAATCAATGTCGTCCCTGATCGCATCGCAGTTGGCGTCACTCAACTCCTCGTGCCACACAACGATGTCGCGCACATCAAGCGTCGCAACCGAGTTCGGATTGACGACCAGATACTGGAGAGCGTAGTTGGCTCCCAAAAAACCACCCGACGACACAAAATCGGCTGCTGTAGTTGCCCCGCCGCCGCTATACCACTCGTCCAAATAGTCGTTGCTCGTTCCGGCATCGTTGAGCCGGAGCCTCATCACCACCGTTCGCATGACGACGCCAAGCGTCATGTACCCGCCATAAAGAGTGGTGGCCGTGGCTTCCCGGAACGCCCCATACTGCTGATTTGTTCCCGCCCCCGCACTGCGCAGCTGCACGCTGGCGGCATTCATGTCACTGGCGCTGGTGCCGTAAACGAGCATGCGCGCATCGGTCCCTGGGTAGGCTCCAGTTACTGCGTAGCGAATTGCGACAGTAACTCCGCCGCCAGGCGTGGTCCCCAACGCGCCGAGTGTCTTGCTGGCGATAGTCGCAGCCGATAGTGCGCCCGTGAAACGCCACGCCATCACGCCGCCGCCCAAGTCGACGAGCGAGATCGTGCCTCCGCTGAGTACCTGCGCGCCGCCGATCTCGTTGTGCGGAGCAGAGTCCCCGGCTTGAGGTTTGAGCCTGTAGACGTAGTCCAGAATGCCCATGAGTTAGGTTCCCCTCGGCCTGTAGACGTAGACAACCTCAGCCGTCGGGCTGCGTTGCGCAGACGGGAGATAGACGATGGACTTCACGCGCGGGTTGTATGACCAGCGCTTGTATGACATCCCGTACCAACTGATGTGCTGGCCAGGGCTGAATCCCACGCGAGTCGCAGGCCACGGATCTGAGAGCGTGGCCGGGATCTCCACCTCATACACACAATCCGGGTCGCCGTTGACGTTGCCGATGAGGATGCAGTTGTTGTCCTCACACCAGCAGGCTGTGTTCCACGGCATGCCGGCCGCAATCGACACGCTGGGTGAGCGGACGGTGTTAACCCACGACGGCTGATCCGCGCTCACGTCCATCGTCTTGATCCCAATTACTCCGCTGTACGCTGCGACGTGGACCAGAAGGTTGCGTGCCGAGACGTAGAACAGCGCCCCGCTGTTGCCTGAGTCATCGTGGTTATTTGTGCGCGCCGTCCCAGTGCCCTGCACATAGGCTGCGGAAACGAGATCCCACCAGTAGATCGCCACGGTGGAGGTCGCGCCGCCTGACTCGCAATAGATGCGCTGCTGCGGCGGCACATGGGCCGATAGGACCGCGGCTTTTGCCCCGAGATTGACCGCACCACGCGCGCCCGCCCTGGCCCACGACGCGGACGATGCGGCAGTGCTCGCAAACGCCATCTTGTGCGGCGCCTGCTCGCTGCTCGTGCCCGCGATATTGGCGCCGCTGTAGCCGAGGCTGTTGGGTTGCAGTCGGTACATCGTGCCGTAGGCAGCGCCTCCGTACTCCGGCCCCACGACGTTGAAATCTCCGTAGCTGTGGCGCGAGGCCGGATGCCCGTCGTTCGTGTACTCGCCCCACGTCAAATCGGTATACCCCCCAGACGCGCCGATGTTGTTGCTGATCCCGTAGGTCGCGTTGAGATTGGTCGGGTCATAGACGCGCTTGAACGTCGCGCTTGACGAACCAAGCTCTAGCACCATCACGCTATTGTCGTTGCTAGACGAGTGGCCCGCCCCCTCAAAGACGCACGCGCCGTAAGTCCCCCAGTAGGGATTCACCCCGCCGCCGCTGTAGTCGTTGACGATGCCGACCGAGTAGAACGGGTCATGCGTCGACGCGACCACATCTCTGAAGCTGTTGACCAGCCCACCATTCGCCACAGTCAGCGTCGACACCGCCCCCGGCGCCGGAACCCACGACGGCAGCGCAGGGGCCATCGGGCCGATGCGCGCCTCTCCCCAGGCCAATGCGGAAACGAAGAGCACACGATCAACGCTGTTCTGCGTCAGGCCGCCGTGGAACCAGTTGAACCACAGGTGCTTGATGCCCAGCTCGCGGAACCCAGGCACGTATGTCGCAGGCTGCGCCAAAGCAGGGAGGGAGCGATAGACCAACCCAGTCGCCTGATAGGCGAGCCGTCCGTCGATCCACACGCGGCTCTCGCCGTCTGGCGTCCAGTACCGGCCGTCACCTGCCGCACTCAGCGCATTGACGGAATTGAGCTTCGTCTCTTCCTCGATGCAGTACCATCGCCCTGCGTACAGCCTGCCGCCCAGCCCGCCACGCTGCCCGATAGATGCAAACGTGCGCGACAGCGTCACGCCGGCAGGAAGATCGCCACTCCCATAGTTGTGCCCGCTCGGGTTGTTCTGATAGTCGTACCACGACCAGGAGTTGTCCCACCCACCGGCCGCTGGGCTGTTTGGATCGGCGTAGTCATCCGCGAACTCGCGCCGCGTGGTCCAACCGTAGCCACCGCCCGACGTGCCGCTGTTGCCGCCGATCTTGGTCTTGTGCCCGGCACTGATCGAGCACTTGCCCGCCATGTCCGTCCACGTCGGCACGCCGGCCTTGAGTACTTGGTACTTCTGTGCCAGCGTCACCCGGTACGGGTTACCGGTATCTGCCGTGGTGCCGATGAACATGTAGTAGCGCACGAAAAGCCGGTCCATGAGGCCGATCTTGTCGAAGGGCATGAAAATCATCGCGTCAGCAGCCTTGGTGCCGTTCTGCCCTCCTTCCCAACCGTCGGTGATCCCGGCTGGCTTGGCCATCGGGACGCGCAGCGCACCCATGCCTGGCGCCAACGGCGCGAATCCGTCACCCGAATAGCTGCTGCTTACCACTGTAGCGTCGTCGGCAGAGCCGAGAAGGCCCATGAATTTGCCCAGGCCGTAGTGCGGCAGTTTGCTGGTGTCCGATGTGCCGCCCCAGAGCGCGGGGTCCCACGAGGACTCGGCCTCCCAATCCAGCCACGGAGTAATCTTGTAATCTGCCAACACCGTGCCGTCGTTGTAGCGGTGCTGCCCGATGACGGACGGATGGGCCGATAGGCCGGCGTCGAGCGGGTAGGCCGCTGCAATCCCCTGCGTCACCGCATCCGTATTCACCGGCGGGTCGGCCAGGTTGAATTGCAGCACTGAGGAGATCCCCCAGTGGTTGGTGACGGTGAAGTAGAGCGTCGCCGACGACACGGCTTTGGTTGGCAGATCGAACTCCAGCGCGATCTCGCCCGTGCCGCTGGCCGTGCTCATGGGGTACTCGTCGCCGCCCTGTGACGGCTCGGTGCTGCCCCCTCCCATGAATGCGGACACGCGACACGCCAGGGTGGCCGTGGTGGCATCGGCGTAAGTCACGTCGATGCGCGGACGGTAAGACGTGGTGGCATGAAAGCGACCAGCGACAGTCTTTGCCCCGGATGCGGCGCGACTCACGATCCATGCGTTCCAGCGTCCCGTCGTCTGCACATGCTGCAGTGCGGAGGTCACGGAGGCGCTGTACGTGACTACACCGCTGGTCCCGGTGCTCATGCTGGCCCAGGGCGTGGTGCCCATTCGGGTGAGCGTGGAGTCGATCCAGTCGCCCCCCGCATTGTCCCAGGGCCATCCCGTGCCTTGGTCCACGTATTCGCGCATCGTGCCAAGGTTGGACATGATCAGATCCGTCCCACCGGCAACGCGGGCCGGTTCAGTGGCGGCAACGATGCTGCTGAACAGGTACGGCTGGCCGTTCCTGTAGGCGGCGCTGATCGTGTAGTTTGCTGCGCTGCTGGTGTAGGTGGCTGGGCTGCCGATGTTCGTCAAGCCCAGGCTGTTGGAAATCGTTACCGAGTGCGCGCCGTCTGTAGCAGGCGTGAGCGTGGTGGTCTGCGCAGCGGTTGCGCCGGCCGCAAATGAGAGCAAGGCCGACCCCATCGTGGCCCCGGCGTCCGCAGAGAGCGACACGGTGCAGTCGCCGGACAGCGGGCCGTTCGGCGTGACGGTCACCGTGGCCGCTGCGCCGGTGATGCCGCTGCCTGAGATCGAGACCGCGAATGCCGTGGCAGAAGCCGCAGCCGACGTCATGCCACCACCAGCAACCGCCGAATCCAGCGCCACGCTGCCGCTGAGCGAGGACATGCCCACAGGGTAGCGCCCACCGTAGACACGGGCACCCGCAGGCCCCGCGTAGGTGACGGGCAGAGCGGTTGGCACGGCGCGCGCCTCGGCTACAGATTACCTTCGGTGAAGCTCAGCGTGGTGAGCGTGATGTTCTGCCCGGTGGCCACGGAGCCGGTGAATGTCCAGTATCCGGCGCCGCTGCCGATGTCCACGCGCGCCACGATCACGTCGGCGCTGGTCGTGATGTCGGCGAATGTCGGCGTGCCGGCAGTGAACCCCGAGCTGGTCTGCGTGAACCCGGCTTCGTCCCAGTCGAGCACACCGCTGGCGCAGGTGCCGATGGTGGCGCCGAACGCGCCGGAGGCGAGCAGCGTGTTCCCGCCGCCGATGGCCGCCACGCCACTCGGGCGCGCGCCGTTGTAGAGCTTGATCTTTGCGCCGGAGCCAGCGGCGGTGACGATGGCCGTGCAACGCGAGTTGCGCAGGGTGGTATTGAAGCTGACCGCCGCGTCTGCGGAGATCGGCGCCAGCGAGGCCATCATGCCCGCCGTGGCCAGTGCCGAGGTGGCGGCGATGGCGAGGAAGGCGTTGCGGGTGCGGGAAAGTAAGTTGGCGAATCGGGTCATGGGAATCTCCTTAGAGAGGATGGTGAAGATCGCTCCGCGTGGAGCGGTTGTGTAAATGTGGTTGTTCCATCGCATTGACCGGTCTCTCGAGCGATGCGTGGAGACGGGTGGCGAACATGAATCAACCCTGGTTGAGGCCTTCGCTGCACATGAGGGCAAGGCGGCGGTGCTGGGTGTCAACGTCGATCACGCTTTGAATGTCGAAAACGCGGCCCTGATAGAGCACTCGCATGGCCGGTAAGACGCCGGATCGATAGCGGATGACCACCTGGTGCGTCACCTCGGACTGTTGGGCCTGAGCTGCAATCAGCTCACGCCCGCTGGACGGCTGGATGTCGGCCCAGCATTCAAGAAAACTGGACCAGCTCACGGCTTGCTGGCCGAAGGTGTCGACGCTGACTGTTCGCTGCTGCACTGTCACCCGGCGGCGTAGATCGCCACTGCGAAGACCGTTTTGGCTCACAGCAGTGGCACCCGGTACGGATCGAGCAGGCCATCAACGAATGGCAATGGATCGACCTTTCCGCGCCCGAGGATGGCGACCTCTTCGCGGTTCTCGTAGAGGGTCGAGATGCGCATCAGCATCCAATGCCGGATGCCTTCAGGCACCGATGCGGCCGTAGTCCCGTAGCCTGCCGTGTAGTTGATCTGCACAGCACCAATCTGCGGCAGTGGGATGGGCCACACCCGG